TCTATACCAGAAGAACTTGGTAATTGGGAATATGCTGAAACAGATATCGTAAATATACATGACCCATTTAAATTTGTTGCATGCGATCCTCTTGGACAGGAGCCACATATGGGTGGTGAGGTTAATACCAAACCTACTGCTACTTGGGAGGAGCAAGTCGATCGTATTATGCAAATACATGATATGTTTGTTCAGCATGGCAATAAGCCATCAGCATCTTGTGTAAATCATGGTCACCTCCACGTTTTTGTTCCAGGATTAAAAGACGATTTAGAGTCATTGAAGAAGTTGGTTGCCTATATCAAAGAAAACCAAAATGATGTCATAGAAAATTGCTACCAGTTTTATGATGCTCCTCAAATGAAGAGCTGTAAGGGGGCAAAGATGTACTTAAAGTTTGACGGTGGACGTGCTATGCCAGACTATATGTGCGACAACATAACTAATTTGGCTACTGACTTTGATCACTTTATTAAACTTCATGCAGCAGGCAAAGATGGAGTTTCTATGGGTAGACCATTTAGATATGCAATTAATACTTACTGCATGAAACATACAGGGACTATTGAATTTAGATGCTTCAGATCTACCACTAAACGAGAGGAGATAGTTGACCAGTTTAAATTTGCTGAAAAGTTTGTTCATGCTGCATTGAATGACGGTCCAAGTGTGAAAGAAATTCTAGAAGATAATTATAACTTCCCTCCATTTGTTTGGAATTTGAATGAGTATGTTGGATGGGAAAAGACAAAATATTCTAAAGATAGGGGTAATAAGAAACGTGAGTTCCATGAGGTTAGATAAGTGCACTGTAGAACAATTCCAGTCTCAAATATCTGATCGTAAAGAGGATGGGTTTGCGAAAACGTTTGTATCTAAAGCCAATATGCAAAAGCAGTGGGACTATTGTATGGGAGCTTGGGACGGAGACGAGTTACTTGGAGCGATCATTACTACTATTAGTAAAAGAGACCCCAAAGTAGCCAATCTCCAGCTTCTCCACACCTTCTACAAGCATAGAGGAAAGGGTGTGGGTAGGGTTTTAACAGACTATTCGCTATCCTACGCTGTTGCAGAGGGAGCTCTATACTTCCGTGTATCAGCTGAACCAGACGCTGTAGAGTTCTATAAGAGGTGTGGTATACAGTTCTGGGGACTACAAAAGTCTGGTTGCAGTCTATCTATGTTTAGGATAGTAGATACTAACTTTTCGACTGGACTGTATAATGACAGCGATCCAACCATAAGAAAGGCACTTTATAGCGGACGCAAGGGTTCTCTCGCAAGCTCTTACGAAAAAGATCAAGAAACTGTTGACATTTATTCTTTATAATGGTATAATTCTATTTTAATTATTAATTATTTTTCATAGGTGATTATTGTGGATTTAAAAGAACCAGCAAAATTATATTTAAGCATTAACTCTAAAAATGGTCATCCCCGATTTGGTAAAAAATATCTTGGGTTTGATTCTAAAGAATATAGTGCAAGTTACTATGGTTCATCTAAAACTTTAGAGTTCAAAGATGATAAAGCACATATGACAAAAACCATTATTGCTGAGGGAACAACTGAGGAAATTCTGATATTAGAACAAAAAGTATTAAGTCTTATTAATGCTGCAGCAAGTCCTGATTTTTATAATGAATCAAATGGTAATGGTTTTGATCTTGAAGAATCTGGTATCACTCTTGATTATTCTAAAGTTTCTGAAGAATGGATAAAGGACTGCTATGTTGACGTTATAGAAACACGTGCTACTGAACTTTCACCAGAAAGTTCCTTAGAGTTAGATAATGCAGAGGCGATTATTGATGCAGCGATTAAGTATGCGCAAAATCCAGATAATGTGGAACGAACATTAGTTGGATTAATATACTCTAAACTAGAGAATGCTGAAGAGGACGTTCAAACTCGTGATGAATTGATTGATAATAAACATGTTGATGACCTTGCTGATTTGATGAGAGATGAGAGAAGAAATGGTCAAGATCCAGGAGAATCGGCAAAAACAAAACCTATTATTCTTGTTGATGATAAACTTGTTAATGGTCACCATACAATTTGCGCTCTGCATAAAATTGGTTGGGAGAGATGTAAGATTGTTGAAATGTCGCTTGAAGAACACTTTGCTGGAGATTGGGAACTCGTAAAAACCTTTGGTGAGGCAATTAATCCTAAAGATAATATACAAAAACCTAAAACCAAACAAGATTGTATTCGTAGTATCGATCGTAATATTAGAAGGTATTTGAATTCTAAAAATATTCCTTATGATGATAAGCATGCACTTCAGATTTTGCGTAAAGAACCTACAGCAAAAAAATATATTAGAAAAATAGTTGTAGATATAAGTCAGTATACAACCAGTACATTTGATGCTGCTTGGGCAGATCTTGAGAAAGAAATTTCTTTAAATAAAAAACTTATAGAACTGAATAAAACGATTATTCCCTTTGATCAGATTAAACGTGTTATTGGAGAGACTCGTAATGAACTTGGTCATAGACTTGCTCTAAAATATAATAATGGTGAGACAGATGACTTTGCTAGAGGTAAACTTACTATGGGCGATATTGGTAATGCTCACTCTGCAGCAATTAGAAAATTATCTGAAGGTGTTAAATGTTGTGTTTTAGTTTTAAGTCATGATACTAAATCACCAGCACTTTACGATGATGAACGGGATAGAATTTTACGGCAATTAAAGAAAGATCTTTTAGTTGGTAGAGCTGAAGTTCCAAATATCCACATTGTCATTCTTCCTTTGTTTGATGGAGACAGTGTATATGAAATTCATGCGAAAGATATCATTTGATAGATTATCGTCTTAAAGAAAATCGTAAAGAGGCATTTATCCGCTGGTGGGCATGGTCGCTGAAGTTTGGCGACTGCGACCCTGCAGTTTGGATGACTAATTATCTCAACAAAAGATATGAGCACAATGAGGAAGAAAGAATCTGGTTGTGTTGGTTATACGGAAACACTTATCAATTACCCACAGCATGGGTTCTAAAGAATGAATTTCCTGATTTTGAACTTGCCACTGTCGATAGAATGGAATGGTGGAATACAAATAACTATAAGAGACTACGTTATCAAGTAGATACTAAATGGAACAAGGGGCATCTTCCAGATATGTTTGCCTCGTACCAAAAATTTATTGGTAAAAATACACAAAAAAAAGTATTGGAGAGTTATTATGGAGACAACGAACAAGCAAACTTTCGAAATTTGTGGGGAAGCATTAAGAGTAATCTTCACAAATTTGGTCGTTATTCCACTTGGTTTTATCTTCAGCACCTCAAGCATACTGCTGGGATCATTATCGATCCTACTAGTCTTATGCTGGATGATTATTCAGGTTCTCGTTCTCATCGTAATGGACTTCTTTATGCCTTGGGACAGGAGGACAGAATTAATGAGAGGCTCGATAGTAAGGAATACGCAGTACTTGAATCAACCGCTCGGGATATTTTACAAGAAGCAAAAATAAGATTTCCAGATTTGTCAGAACAGTTTGACTTTTTTACTATGGAAACTTGTTTGTGCTCGTTTAAAAAGATATTTAGAGAACATCATGGTAGGTATCTTGGATACTATCTAGACAGACAATCTGAAGAGATAATGTTAGCGGAACGAGATGATTGGTATGGAATTGAATGGAATGTTCTTTGGCAGTCTAGAAATGAATCATTAGATAATAGACTGTCATATAGAAATAAAATAAACAAAGAAAAGTTTAAATTCTTCGTGAACTCAGGTAAAATAGATTTATTATCTTGGATGTTTAACGATGAGGTTGATGAACCTTTTGGATTGGAGGCATTTGCATGAGAAAGATTATAGCGATTGGTGGAGTACCAGGAACTGGTAAAACTACATTGATGCGTAAGTTTATGGAAGATTATGAGTTTATAACTGAGACTCCAAAGAAAATGCTACCTATGATGCGAGAATCAAATGATAGGTTTTCTATCTTTGGGGTATACCAAGATGGAGAAACTTTTGCTGGTACAGATAGATTATCTATGGCAGTTCAACCAGTAGCAAAAGAATGGTTGGAGGAAACAGATATAAATCTTATCTTCGAAGGAGATAGGTTATTTAATCAATCCTTTTTAGAGTATTGCAATACACTTCCCAACACAGAACTAGTTATAACATATATCTATGCAGGCAAATCAATACTAGAGCAAAGATATAAAGATAGAGGATCTGATCAATCTGAAAAATTCCTTCGTGGTAGAGAAACTAAATATAATAATATACTAGCAAACTTCGATTTGATGCCATTAATAAATGAATTTCCAAATATAACATACGACGACCAATCA